TCCTAGTTGGGGTAAGATTGGTTTACTTGCTGCAGGTGAAGTAGTTGGTATGGTTCCTGGCCTTGGTGATGCTGCACAGAACATGGTTCGCCAAGGTGTAAAACGTTTTAAAACTAAGAAAGGTTCTACCTACGAAGTTAAAGAAGGAAACACTACTGTTCGTAATAAAGCTGCAAGAAAAGAACATCCAGGTGAGTCTGGTATTCAACCTCAATCTGTAAAAACAATTTACATGCCAAGGTCTGAAGTAGAAAAGTTTGGGGGTGTTCACCAAAACCCTGATATACCTACAGAGTTTATACCTACAGGACCAGATACTGCTGCATTACGTCTTACTGAAGATTGGGGTCCACTTAAAGCAGGTGATATTTTACCAGAAACAGAAGTTAAGTTTACACTTGATCCTGAAGTAGGTCTAAACCCTGTTGAGATATTAGACTTTAGAAGCCCTAGAGGTATTCACTTTGGTAATGAAATAACTGAGGTGGCTAGTGATGTACGTCCCGCCAATTATGCTGAAGACTTAGCACGAGCAGAAGATCTTATTGAAAGTGACGAACTTCTAAAAGAATGGCGAAAAGAAAACGGTGGTAAAGGTCAACGTTTTGAAAATCCTGCTAAACAAGATGCTGAAGATTTTTATCAAGGTGATATAACTAGGAAAGAATTACAAACTCTTATTAATTCTAAACTTGGTGATCCTACACTTTTTACACTAGATAATTTTCCAGATATGCCAACTATTACTGATACAGTAGGTGGTATGGGGACAAAAGCTAGGAAGTACGGTATTCTTGGTGTAAAAGGTTTTGATTTAAAAGAAGGGCAACGTGTAGGTTCAAGACTAGATATTCCTGCTTATAATGAATACGACAAATGGATTGTTTCAATACATGATGGAAACGTTGATAAGGGCGGTGTCATTGGATACGGACAAGCTATACGTTTAAAGAATATTGAATTTAAATCTGACCCTAAGATGGCTTTGGATATTGCCAGAAAAAAAGAATTAAAAGCAGCAGACCCAGAAAAAGGGACACCTGCTAAATATCAGACTAAAGCAACCATTGCACGTATTCATGGTGACTACGTAAAAGAAGATCCATATGAGCTATATGAACAAGCAAAGCTTCTATTAGATGACCCAGAGTGGACACAGATAGGTATGAACCCATATAGGGGCAGCTTCTTTTATGATAAAAAGACAGGAATGCCTGTTCTAAATGCTGAAGAAGTAATTCAAGTTGGTCCTCTTGTTTTAGCTAAAAAAGTAGAAACACCAAAGTTGTCAGAGTTAAAGAAATACTTTGGTGGTGAATTTAAAGACGGTAAATACAAGTCTGCTGCTAGAACAAAAGATGGTAAAGTAAAAGTTTTTAACCAAGGTGGTGCAGTTATGAACGAACAAATGGAAATGGCATTCATGGCTGAAGGCGGCCTAAGAGATGATGGGCTAAGTGTAGATCCAGTATCAGGTAACGATATACCTAATGGCTCAATGGCTGAAGAAGTAAGAGATGACATTCCTGCACAACTATCTGAAGGTGAGTACGTAGTTCCTGCTGATGTCGTCAGATACTACGGTGTAAAATTCTTTGAGGATCTACGAGAAGAAGCTAAACGTGGCCTAGCAGAAATGGAATCAAATGGTCGTATTGGCGGTGAGCCTGTTCCTGCAGGTGGGCCACAAGTAAATGAAGCACCAGTAACAGAACAAGAGATGGCTGCTCTTAGAGAGCTTGCTATGGAAATGAATGTAGGTGGTATGGTTCCCTCTGTTAATCCTAACATGCAACCGCCCCCACAAGCTGTAGGAAATGCTGCGCCACAACAACCACAAATGATGAACAAAGGTGGTACTGTCCTTGGCTTCCAAAGTGCAGGAGATACAGGAACCACATCTGATGCGCTGTCTGCTGTACAATCAAAACCACTCACTGGTGGTGGTTTAGGTTTCTCACTATTTGGTCCTTACACAAATGATGGTAGTTTACCTACTGGATTTGGGGATGACACAAAAACTACTCCTTTTGAAGAGGGTCAAATTGTAGAACTTTACAAAGATGGTAAAGTATTATCATTTGTTATGATGAGAGACTATCAAGATTACCTTGATAAGATAGCAGAAGGTTGGTTGACCAAAGAACAAAAAGACGCTAAGATTGCAGAAGAAGGACCAACTATCGCTGGGACTGACGATACTACTACCACAGACGATGAGGGTACTGGTACAACAGATAGCTCTGACGATAGAACAGACTACAGACAATTTACTACTCAAACTAGTACAACACCTCCCAAGAACGTTGCTGATATGACAGATGACGAACTTAAAGTTGCTCTGGAGGGTATGAATATTGTTGGTAGAACAGGTTCAACTCTAGCCTACACAATGGGTTTACCTGTAGGTGCTCTTGTTGGATCTCAACTAGCTTCTAGATACAACAACATGCTAGAAGTTGCTAGAGACAGAAAACTTATTTCTGATAAAGAATATGAGAGTAAACGTAAAGGAAGTATCTTTGGCGGTGAGAAGAGCCTCTTTGACAATCTAATTGATAGATCAGATCAGAACGAAAAACTAGGCACTACCAACAAAAAGGGTACAGACTTTGGAGATACTTGGTTAGGTGACTTACTAGGATTTGACGGTAAAGCAGGTGTGCAAGGGCCAGGGCTAAAAGAGTCATTTGGTGGAGCACGTAGAGATCAGACTGCAATTACACCGTCAAGCACTTACGCTGCTCCTACTACAGGGGCTACAGCACCAGGTGATATGGGTGACGGTCTAAGAGGATCAGGCTCTACGTCTTCTGCGCCTAAGACGCAAGCAGAAAAGACTGCAGCAGCTAAATCTGCTACTGATGATTGGGTATCAGCAACTCAAGCAGTACAGTCTACAAGTACTGATGATCCTAAAGCATGGTCTGATGCAATTAAAGCACAATCAGAGGCAAGTAAAGCTGCAACTAAAGCTATTCAAGAAGCTTCAGGTTGGTCTGGTGGATTCTTCGGCAGTGCTTCAAATCCTGACTGGAGAGATGCCGCTGATGAAGGTGGCTTGATGTCTAAAAAGAACAAGAAGAAAAAGAAATAACTACTACTAGTAACGATAAGGCTACCCAGCAATAGTGCTGGCCCCAACATAAGGAAAACAAAATGAATGTAGCAGTAAAAGCAACCCCTAAGAACGCAGGTTTTGTAGACAGAGGGTTTAACCATGCGCAACGTAAGAAGCGTATTGAAGAAGAAGAAAAGGAAATTGCTAGACTAGAGGCAGAAGCTCGTGGTGAAGAATACGTTGAAGAAGCTGAATCCAGTAGCGAAGATACTGAGGACACCAAGGTACAAACCTCAAGTAATACCGAACAAGAAGAACAAGCATCCACGCAAGGGGAAACACAAGAAGACGATTCAGACACAGGACTAAGTGCTGAAGAAAAATCTTTTAAGAAACGTTACGGTGATCTGCGTAGACATATGCAAGAAAAAGAGAAAGAGTGGAATAACAGACTTGAATCTCTTGAGAAGCGTAAAGCAAAGGATACTATTGTTCCTCCTAAGTCTAACGAAGACATTGAAGAGTGGGCAAAAAAATACCCAGACGTTGCAGGTATTGTTGAAAAGATTGCTTCAGAGAAAGCAAAAGAAATGTTCAGCAAAGCAGAAGAACGTCTAAAAGAATTAGATGAAGCTCATAATGAAGCACTGCGAATGAAAGCAGAAAATGTTATTCGTAAGTCTCATGATGACTTTGATGAATTAAGACAGTCAGAAGACTTTCATAACTGGGCAGAAGAACAACCCAAATGGGTTAAAGATGCTTTGTATGAAAACATGGATGATCCTGCATCCGTAATTCGTGTGATTGATCTTTATAAAGTTGATAACGATTTGACTCCTGCAGCAAGAAGAAACACTAAGAAAGCTGCAGCGTCTACCGTTTCAAAAGGAACTCGTACCTCTATAGATGCTAAAGGTGTGTCAGGCCAAATCAAAGAGTCTGACGTAGCTAAAATGTCAGCTAAAGAGTTTGAGTCACGTCAAGATGATATTTCAGAAGCAATGAGATCTGGAAAGTTTATCTATGACATTTCTGGTGCTGCCAGATAAGGTGTTGACACTTTAAAAGTGTTACATATAACTACGTGTATCTAAGTAAAGCCTCCCTCGTGGACTACCTTTACTGATACTTTTTCACAAAAAGTCTAAACTACAAAGAACTACCTGTTCAAGTATAGGCCCAGTAGGTATTCGGTTGCGCAACTGAGTACCTTTCTGCACCCTAGAAAAGTAACAGCCTCTTTCAGGTGTTTAGCTTTCTTTTAAAGCCAAATATCATGGAGGATTTAACTATGGCTTTTGCATCCGCTTCAGGTTATACCAACCTGCCAAATGGGAACTTTTCCCCAGTCATCTACTCGAAAAAAGTGCAGCTTGCGTTCAGGAAGAGCACAGTTGTAGGTGACATCACGAACTCCGAATATTTCGGGGAGATCGCAAACCAAGGTGACACAGTGAAAATTATGAAGGAACCTGAGATTTCAGTTTCTGCATACACTCGTGGCACAACCATCGCAGCGCAAGATTTATCAGATGACGATTTTTCATTGGTCGTTGATAAAGCTAACTACTTCGCTTTCAAGATGGATGATATCGAAGAGGCACACAGCCACATCGACTTCATGAACCTTGCTACCAACCGTGCAGCTTACCGTCTTGCTGATCAGCATGACCAAGAAGTTCTAGGTTACTTGTCAGGTTACTCACAGTCTTCATTGCACAGCAATGCTGACACTGTTAACACAACAGTTAACGGCACAAAAGCAAACACATCTGCAGGTTCAGATGAATTGCTTGCAGCAAACAAGCTAAACAAAGGTGACTTTGGTAACATCACTACTTCAGGTGCTGATGACCATTCAATCCCTGTTGCAGCACGTTTGCCAGGTGCAACTGCACTACCAACAGATTACGTTTCACCAACAATGTTGGTTGCTCGTATGGGTCGTCTACTTGATCAACAACAAGTTGACAAAGATGGTCGTTGGATCGTAATTGACCCTGTCATGATGGAAATCTTGATGGACGAAGATTCACGTTTCCTACAATCTGAGTGGGGTGCTTCAGGTGGCCTACGTAACGGTCTAGTCATCAACAACTGGAATGGTTTCAGAGTTTACTCTTCTTCAAACCTACCATCAGTTGGTACTGGTGCTGCTACAACAGGTACAGCTAACCAAAACGCAAACTACGGTGTTATCGTAGCTGGACATGATTCAGCAGTTGCTACTGCAGAGCAGATCAACAAGACTGAAACATATCGTGATCCAGATTCATTTGCTGACATCGTTCGTGGTATGCACCTTTACGGTAGAAAAATCCTACGCCCAGAGGCGTTGGTTACAGCTAAGTACAACTTGGCGTAGTAAAATAAAGGAGGGGGCCATGAGAGTGGCCCTCTTACTCATATGAATCTAGTTTCTTCTGATTACAAAACAGTCCTTAATGAGACCCATGCCTTGACTAAAAACGAGTGGGGTGGTGGTCACAGTATAGACAAGCTTCCTAGATACGAAGGTTTTTTGAAGAGCCTAGAAGTAAAAGAGATATTAGACTATGGATG